AGAATTGCTTTGCCACCAGTGGTACCGGCAATATAACCTGGTCTTAGATTTTTTTTCATGATATAATTATAACTCAAAATAGGGGGTCTGTCAAGAGCCCCCTATATTTTTACCGACTTTTTGGATAATTCAACTGTTCCCATTCCTCATCGGTTACGGGCCACCAGTTCATTATTCACTCTTTTCTTTAATGGTAATCTTTTTAATGGTATCTTGAGCCTGCACAAGATTTTCCAACCATACACGCAACATACCATTTACCATTTCAGCCTGACCAATTTCAATCTTGTCAGCCAATGTAAATGAACGTGTGAAGTTACGGTTAGCGATTCCCTTAAACAAGAAATTTTCATCTTCTTTAAGTTCATCTTCTTTTGCAGAACCTTTGATGACCAATTTATTACCTTCAAGAGTTACTTCAATATCAGACTTGGCGAAACCAGCAACTGCCATTTCAATGACATACTTGTTTTTGCTTACTTGTTTGATATTGTATGGGGGATACGATGGAACATTCTTGGCAACGTTTTTAGTTACTTCTTCAATATCTTTAAAGAATTTATCGTAACCAACGGTGAATGGATCCAACGTTTTATGGAAGTCAAATAGACTTGGTAATAGACTTGTAGTCATGCTTAGTTCTCCTTGTTTTTAAGCGAGTTATCAAAAATTGCGGCCTCATTGAGCACCGCACCATAAGTATACTATTATTTATACAACTTGTCAATAGTCTTGTGTTTTCTTACCAATATTATATTTTGGTACTAATTCCCAATCATCTTTTTCTTTATGCGATAATATCTTGATTTGACTAAGAAAAATAGGTGGTGGATTCTCAATCTGTTGTTTCCGAACAACAGTTACCAGACCCCAATCTTCCAATAGTTTTACTATGGCATTTCTACGGGACAAGTCATTTTCGGTAATATCGGTTGGTTTACCATCTAAGGCAAACAATTCTTTAAAGTGGACAATATAGTATTGACCTCTTTTGTGTAGTATATGGCACGATTGGAATAATGTTTGTTCTTTTTTGGAAGCAACACCAATGCGTGTTAGAGTTTCTCTGACTTTGAGGAAATCATCTTGTTGATTCAAAGTCACTTCAACTAAATCAGTAATATTAATCATCTTCCGCCTTTATCTGTTCTTCTTTTTATTTCAGCGATTTGGTCATCATTAAGAATACGCAAAGCTTCTTTAGCCTTCTGGTTAGAGTAACCGAAGTAAGTTTTTACGGATTCTATATTTTTTTCGACCTCTGATTTCTGCCACGGTTGAAATTTCCGTTTCATAGGTCTGATGGTATTTAGAAGATATGAATATTGAAGGTCTTTTTCCAACTCTGGATAAAGGTTCATCTCGTTGGCATATAGAACACAGTCAATATGATACGATAAGGCACGGTTGACCACAAAAGGAGTATAATCTTTTAGGTCAATGTCATCGTGTATTACAGACTTCTTAGTTTGAAGTATTGAGGGTATTATTTCTTTGAATAAATCAGGCATAATATAGTTTTAATTCTCAAATAAAATGGTTTATTTTTTAGTAAATATTTTAATCCAGTTATAACTCCATCAATTGTATCTCGCAATCCACCAATTCCTGAATTGCAGTTTGGACATAACCAGCCTCTAAATTCTCCTGTTTCATGGTCATGGTCACAAGAAAACTTTTTGTTTCTGCGGCCTTCTGTAATTTTACTTATATGTATGCCACAACAATCACAATTCTCAGGCATAGGTGGTGCTGTTTTCTTTAATTCAGTAACTTTTTTTGCTTCTTCATACTGACAAGTTTTGCAACGATGGTCATAACCATCATGTCTGCCTTTATTATAATTGAATTGTGATAGGGGTTTTTCTTCACCACAGTAAGCACATTGTTTTGATGGTTCTTTTTCTGAACCGTCATCATTTAAAAAATGAAACAATGACATTATTTAAACTCACAGTCTACCATGATTTCAGTTAGACAAGCAATCAAATTAATTTCAGCATCAGCCACAAACGCAGCTTGATATTGATACTTGGCCAAAATAAGAACAAGTTGTGGCACAGATTGTGGTTTTAACGCTTCGTATAAACTGTCGTATAATTTTCGGAAGATTCTAGATGGGTCGTTGTCGAGATTGTTCGTGACCCATTTTCTGGCAGAGGCGAAGTCTTTGTCTTTGAGGGCTCGAAGTAAATCAGCAAGTTGTATATCAGCAACACTAGAAAGAATACCTTTGTCAATTGAACCAGAAACCGAATATCGCTGAAGTTCGTTAAGAATTCTACGATTGTCTGGAAAGTGTTTTGTGATGACGGCTGCAACAACTTCTTTGTCGTATTTAATTCCCTCTTGTGAAAGGATGTTTTCAACCCTTTTAAAAAGTTGTGACGCCAGTTTTGGTTTAGAGCCGTTGATTTTAAAATCGATAACAGAGCAACGGGAATGAATCGGATCAATGATACGATTTTTGAAATTGCAAGTGAAGATGAATGAGCAATTTGAGGCAAATTCTTCAATGGCTCCCCGTAGAGCTGGTTGAGTTGAATTTGGATTGAGATAATCAGCCTCATCAATGATGACAACTTTTCTGCCACCTGAAAGAGAAACTGATGAAGCATAGTTTTTAATTTTGTTACGAAGGACATCAATGCCAGACTCATCAGAACCATTGATGATAATATAATCGCAACCAACCTCATTACACAATGCTTTAGCAACTGTTGTTTTTCCAACACCTGCCGTACCAGATAAAAGAAGATTTGGTATTTCTTTTCTCTTAACGAACTCCTGAAAAGTTTCCTTGAGCGCATCGGGAAGAATACATTCTTCAATTGTTTTTGGTCGATACTTTTCGACCCATAATAAATGTTCCATTCACAACTCCCATAATAAAAATAATATAATACATCATACAACTTTCAAATTCAAGTCCGAAATATAATTTCCACCAAAATTACCTTCAACAAAACTATTAAAACCTAATATAATTCTTTCACTATTATTTTTTGTGGTACCATGTGTGCAACTTGATGGAAAAATTATAATGTCACCGGTTTTTACTGGAAACATCCAATTTTTAGAATTGATTGGACTATATCTTCTTAAATCGTAATTGAACTCCATTCTATCATAAATGGGTCCTGTATGAATTAAGTTAAAGTCACCAGCACCTTCTTCTGCTTTTACATAAAGAACACCAGAAACAATACTATTTGGATGTTCGTGGTTATGGTGACTTTCTCCTGGTTTACTTTTGGCAATCCAACTATTGGTTATCTTAATAGATTGTTCACAATCATAAACATCATTCCAATATTGTTGCAAATATTCATCTAAATCAGATTTTAAAACACTCAATTCTGGATTATTAAGAACATGAACATTTGTTGATATTTCATTGGATTGCATCCGGTCTGTTTTAGAATTAACAATGAAATCATATTCTTCTTTTGTTAAGCTTCTATGAAACTTTGATGTTACTACTGGCAAAGGCCAGAGGTAATTATAGTTTAATCTCATTTCTGAGCAAGTTGACCTTCAATAATACCAACAACTTCAACTTGCGATTCTTCACAAACGATTGTTCCACCATTGGACATAGAAATGATTGTTTTATCTTTCATATCACCTTCTTGTGCAACAAATACTACTTGAACGTATGAGGCGTTGAGTGCAATTCTTTGTTTGGAAACTCCATCTGTAACATAAAATAACATATTATTCTCCAAATTTAGAATATTTGGACTCAGATGCTACCCAATACTGAATATCAACATTCTTGTTTTTGAAACTTGCAAGTCCTTTTGCAGAAATTTCTACATCATATGCACCAGGAATCATCTTCAGGTTCTCAGTCAAGAAAACCATCTTGAATGATTTGCCATTACCTTCTGCTAATTCAATAGAGTTTGTGTGTGCTGAATTGTCTTGAGCATTGAAAGCAACAATACTAATTTTATCACCATCAGATTCAACAGCAATATGTGGTGAAGAAAGGATACTTGCAGACTTAATTGTGTCAGCATAATCTTCTTTTGAAAGACTGAAAGATACATCAACAGATGGAAGATTTAACTCTTTTTCTGGAGGCGTTACAATCATTTCTTTTGCTGTCTTACGATACTTGGTCGATTTCTTTGGACCAAATTTGAAAATGACATTTGCATCATCAAAATCAATCTCTGTGTTATCAAACATTGAATGAACCGAAAGAAATTGGTTCAAATCATAAACACAAAAATCTTGTGGAAATTCATCTTTTAGATTGGCTTTGGCAAGAACAGTTTTGCCTGATGACATGGTACGAATTGTATTACCTTTCTTAAATTCAATACCAGAATTGATTGATGCAAAATTTTTCAATACATCAATAGTGTCTTTTGTTAACTTCATTTGATTCTCCATTATGTAAAAGTCCTTTAATGATACTACATTCAAAATACATTGTCAAGTTATTCTTTGGAATACTTAACATCATGTTCATATAAAAACATTAGGCAACACATGGCGTGTGCCAAGTGGTGAATACCGGATTCTTGGTCAACTTGTTCACCTTGTTTCCAAGCCCAAACATGGCGTTGTAACGCATCAAAATACCTACGTTTAGAATCGGGCACTTTTTGCCAATTATCTCTTTCATATTTCTGAGCACCAAAAGTTAATACTTTAACCGTTTCTTCTAGTGCAAGTGGTGGTAGTAAACCATATTCTAATTTACCACCATCAAATTTACGACCAATAGGTAAAGGTTCTAATTGCAAATTTTCTGTTACAAAGGTATTATCATCAACACCACGATTACCTTTTGCATCTTGCCATGCCATTACATTTCTCCAACGAAATTAGCAACAGCTGGCATATCTCCTTGGAAATGATATGTGCCAATGTGTGATGTTCTCATCCATGGACACAGGTGAATTTGTCCACCAATCTTACGCCACATCTGACAGAACATATAATCTTCTGATAGGTAACGATCCGAACCACCACCAGTGATTGAATTTTTTGTATCAATAACTGTATCAAAGTAAGCATGAATATATCGTGTGCCATCAAAGTGTGCTTGGCCAACATGGTCTGGTTTGTACCGAATTTCTGGATAAGCTTTCTCCATTTTCTCAAATACTTCACGCTTAATCATCATGAAACCAGTTCCAATTTCCAACACATCAAGAGGTTCTGTTACAGAAAATTGTGCTGTGCCTTTGACAGGATTAAACACATAATCACCAGTAACTTTTTCTAATGTCTGTGCATCAATATCAGGTTTTCTTTCAACTGCTTTTTTAACTGATTTCCATTTGATTGTTTTCTTTGGATAAGGACCACCAGAAACATCTTTGTCCATGGCCAATAAAGCAATTACATCTTGTGGATTGAAATGAATGTCCGAATCAATAAACAACATATGAGAACATTCTGAACGATGAATAAACTCATCAACCAAATAATTACGGGCTCTTGTGATTAACGATTCGTTGAAAAGAAATGAAAATTTCACCGTTACGCCATATTGCATACAGAGGCCTTGTAAATCCAAACAAGCTTTCATATACAAACCGTGATTCATTCCACCATACATTGGTGTTGCTACAAATAGGCTCTTTTTTTGTAGTTCTTCTTTTTTAATTGAAATTTCCATTTGTTCTCCGAGAATAAAAAAAAGGGACTCCACTCTCGTGGAATCCCTACTACTAGCCTAGATTAGGCGCTGAATGGGCGAACACCGTTAGCACGGCATTGTGCCTTGAAAGACTTGCTTGGGGTACCAAGACGATAGAAAGTCTTTTTCTGACCATCAACAGTTTTCTTGTTTGCGTAGATGGCATAACCTTCTTGGCGCAACTCAGAAATACGAGCTGATACGTTGGTGATACCGAAACGGCGTTGAGCTTGTTCGGTTGTAAAGGTGTTGTAACCTTCAGATTTCAATAATGCATTGAGCATACGCTCTTTGGCGGATAATTTAGCCATTTTTAATACTCCATATTAAAGTTAATAACAAAATCTCGTCAACATCTTCAACGAGTAAACACATCATATCATTATATAGTGTGTGTGTCAAGCATATTTGCGGTATACTTGTTTTATCTGCCAACTTGTGGCAAATATTTTGCCTTGGTTTCTTCCCAAGACAATTCGATTAGGTCATCATAGAAAAGTGTTTCATATGAAACATTATTTTTTTTCTGTAATTGCCTAATTCGACCCTTAGCATACTTGGTTTTCCATATATTGGCAAGGGCTTCTTCACTGGTATCAAACGACTTTACCAGTTCAGAATCGGTAATCTCCTTACGGAGAAATTCATTGGTATTATTGTAGAGAGGACTAAAATAGATACCACGTTGGTGTTCTGTCCGGATTAATTCTTTTGGTATTTGCAACTTAGAGTAGGCAAAGTTCAATGAACGATTTTTATGGTCACGCTTGAGTGGTAGTCCTTGTTGATTTTTGGCATCCCACCATTCGAAATATTTTCTAGTGTGATTCTCTTTGATCCAATCAAACACCAACTTTTTGGTTGCTCTTGTTGGTTCAAAGGCAACTGAACCTGATGAGAATCCCATTTGATTCCAATGTTCAAGTCCATCATATTGAGATAATCCACCTGCTTTGGTTTTGCCATACAATGATGTTGTGGTAACGCCAACTAGTGTATCACCATACTGCCGTTTCCAATCTTTCTGAACGGTATCAGATAAACACATCAATGCCAATAATTTGCCACCCATGTAATTAAAACCAAGCGGTTGCAATGGAACGATTGTAGAACCAATTGCGGTGTGATTAATCATGTGTTGTTGTGTCTTAACATCTCTCGACCATCCGATTGCGTTATCTCTCGGAGTCAAGTCCAGGAAGTCTGAGGAGATGCAGATAACACCAAGATATTTTTTGGTTACTTCATCGGTAAGAATATAGAATAGATTGCGACCAATGTTAGAATTGTTTTTCATTGTAGATGAGAATGTGCGAATGGCATTCCATCTTTCTGCTTCAGGTCCATT